GACATGCCGAGCGCGATGCTTGACAGCCTTATTGGTGTGTTCTTTGGTCAACCTGTCTTAATAACTAACCTACCAACTAACTTATTCGGTGGGCAGTTTGACGGCTTTGTTGAGAATGTAGCTTTACGCGCTACTCCTAGTTTTGTTGAGATTACCCTTTATGTCTCAGCAACAGACTTCTCACTCTCTACCACACAATGGGAAACAGTATTGCCAGCCTCACTAATCTGGACTGGCGTAAATGCTACACTTACATGGACAAATGCGACAGGAGCACTAACTTAAATGGCAACTAGTACAAACTACGGATGGGCAGAGCCAGATAACTCCAGCCTTGTTAAGAATGGTGCATCCGACATTCGCACATTGGGCAATGCAATCGATGCTTCTGTCTGGAACATTGGCTATGGTCAAGCTGGTAAGAACAAACTTATCAACGGAGCAATGACGATTGACCAGCGAAACAACGGAGCAACCTCAACATCAAGTGGTGTCTTTACTGTTGATCGCTTTGAGTTCAATGCCTCACAAGCTACAAAGTTCACTTGGGGTCAAAATTATGGCGGAGTAACGCCACCAGCAGGATTTAGTAAGTATCTTGGATTTAAGACAACTACTGCTGTGACTATCGGTGCAGGAGATTATTTCTTCTTCGGTCAAAAGATAGAAGGTCAGAATGTTGCAGACCTTGCTTTTGGAACTGCATCAGCTAAAACAATTACATTGTCATTCTATGTGTATTCTTCTTTGACTGGAACTTTTGGCGGTGCTTTAGGCAATAGCGCAGGAACAAGATCTTATCCTTTCTCTTATACAATCTCGGCTGCTAATACATGGGAGCGCAAGAGCATTACCATTGCAGGAGACACAAGCGGTACTTGGCTTACAACAAACGGCATTGGCTTAAAACTATGGCTAGGACTCGGCGTAGGTTCAACATTCTCTGGCACTGCTGGTGCTTGGGAAGCTGCTGATAGATTCTCATCAACAGGAGCAACGTCAGTTGTTGGCACACTTAATGCGACTTTCTACATTACTGGTTCAATGATTGAAGTTGGATCAACTGCAACGCCTTTCCAGACTGCAACTGGAACAGTTCAAGGAGAATTAGCCGCTTGTCAGAGGTACTACTGGCGTGTCCAAAATGCTGCAAACTATACAAGTTATGCAAATGGCAGCGGAGAGTCGGCCACTACTGCAGGAATTACTGTAGTAAATCCTGTATCTATGCGCGTAGGCCCTACATCTGTAGATTATTCAACTTTAGCAATTTATGACGGAGTAACCATTACTGCAGTAACTGCTGTTTCTTTACAACAAGTATCATCAACAACAACCAAAGTAAATGCAACTGTAACCGCTGGCGCTGTTGCTACTCGTACTTACGCTTTAATAAATAATGCTTCAAGTTCAGGTTATCTGGGATTTGGTGCGGAGCTATAGGAGATGAAAATGGATAAAGTAACATTTGTAAAGGTTGAAACTTTGGAAGGCGTACAAGAACACGCCATAATTGACCGAGGCAACGGCGAATTTACCTCAATGTTGAAATCAACCTATGAAGCGCAGCAAGCGGAACAATCCACACCGATTGTGATCGATGAAGCCGAGACTATCTAAAGCTGCTGGTCAGTTAAGGGAACAGGTCGATGACTCATTCCCAGATCGTGACCGCACATCGGATGGTTGGATCGGTGATACCCGACACGCTGCTCGCAAGTCTGATCATAATCCAGATGAGCAAGGTTGGGTTCGTGCCATCGACATCGATCGTGACCTATTCAAGGGATCAAAGCCAGACATTATGGGCGATCTTGCAGATCAACTTCGTGCCTTATCAAAGTCAAAAGCAGACACGCGTATTGCTTACATCATCTTTGATGGGTACATCTGCTCCAAGATCCTTAACTGGAAGTGGCGCAAATACACAGGGGCTAACAAACATGTTAAGCACTGCCATGTCAGCTTTAAGAAAGAAGCTGATAATGACGGGGCTTTTTTTCAAGTATCTATGTTAGGCGGAGAATAATGAACATGAAGCATCCAGTAGTAATAGCAGTCGGAGCCTTCCTTGCAGTATGGGGAACGACATCTAACTTCTCTCTAGACTATCGCCACATTCTAGGCGCAGTAGTTGCTGGAGTGTTCGGGTATGCGAGTCCTAAAAAGTGAGCCAAACAGATTTCTTTAGCCTTTACATCAGCACTTTGCTTATCATTGGTGGCCTTGCAGGTTATGTCATTACTCATCTGCTCTCAGAGATTAAGCGACTCAATCAGCGTGTCGATGAGATCTACAACATACTTCTAGAGCGATAATTTTGACATGGCAAGAAAAGCAACTAAGAATCTAGTTGATCAAGATTACTCAGCTCTCGATGCTTACTGCATTGGGATGTATGAGTTCGCTCAATCTCTAAAGCGTGCAGGCTTTGACGAAGAGACTGTGCTTGGCATTATCGTGGAGCGATCAGCCTATCCTGCATGGATCTTGCCTGATCCTATAGAGCCTGAACGCTTTGGCGATTATGAAGATGAGGATGACGATTAAGCGCACGGTCGTAATTCCAGACCTTCAGTGCCCCTATGAGGATTCACATCTGGTCACTAACCTTGCAGCCTTCATTAAATCCTTCAGACCAGATGCCGTCTTGACGATTGGCGATGAAATAGATTTACCTCAAATTAGCCGTTGGCATGAGAATCAGCCAGGGTGGTATGAGCAAACCCTGGCAGCTGATAGAGATCGAACCGTGGATGTTTTATGGGAATTGACTCAGCATGTCAAAGAAGCCCACATGGTCAGAAGCAATCACTGTGATCGTCTTTACAATGTAATTATGAAGAAAATCCCTGCCTTCATGTCATTGCCAGAATTAAAGTTAGAGAAGTTTCTAAAGCTAGATGAACTAGGGATTAAATACTGGAAAGAGCCTATGCCTATCGCTAAAGGGTGGGTGGCTATTCATGGTGATTTAGGGACATTAAACCCTAACCCGGGAATGTCGGCCTTAAACCAAAGCAAGCGCATGGGCGTCTCAGTAATTATGGGGCACACGCATCGTGCTGGCAGGAGTGCCGTTTCTGAGGCCTACAATGGCTCTGTAAGGCGCGTACTGCATGGAATTGAGGTAGGACACGCAATGAATGTTAAGGCCGCCAAATACGTTTCTTCGCCCAACTGGCAGCAAGCTTTTGCCATAGTCACAGAGCACAATAAGAATGTTCAGGTCGATCTAATCTATGTGGAAAAGGACGGCACATTTTTGGTGCATGGTAAGCGGTACGGACGCGCTCGCTAATCGTTATCGTTTCGTTACCCAAATGTGTTAGACATTGTCAGATAGGCATGAGACTCTAAGTCTGTAAGCAGTCAAGGGCACTGCTACAGATAGGTACACAATGATTAACTCAGTAGTAATTATAGGAATGATTGGATTGCTTTTGATTTCCAATGTTTTATGGTATTCACAAGGCTTTAAGGATGGTCGCAGAGAAGGCTGGCACAAGGCTCGTAATCTAGGGCGCAGCTTGGCCGATAAATGAGAGCTAATGAAATCTTACTAACAGCCACCGACACAATTAGAGATCGTGGCCTACAGTACGGACATCCTGCCGACAACCTAGAACACACAGCAATGCTGCTCAGTGCATACTTAGAGATGCCTATCCATGATTATCAGGTGGCAGGCATTATGGTCTTGGTTAAACTGGCTAGGACAAATCAATCAGCACAGCACATAGACAACTGGATTGATCTATGCAGCTACGGAGCACTAGCTGGGCAACTGGCCACAGAGGAGAACGAACTCTATGTTTAATTTAGCCGACTATGAACCAGTGGAGGTTCGACTTGAAAAGTTTATTAAGGACTATCCAGATTTCCGCATTGCAACTGAGTTGGAAGTGGTCGAAAGGGATCGATACATCGTCAAGGCGTATCTATTTAAGACTGCTCTCGACAGCGTTAGCTGGGCAACAGGGTACGCTGAGGAGAAGATTACTGATCGAGGTGTTAATTCAACTTCAGCATTGGAGAATTGCGAGACTTCAGCGATCGGCAGAGCACTTGCAAATGCAGGTTATGCGGCTAAAGGAAAGAGACCAAGCCGCGAAGAAATGAGCAAAGTAGTAGCACAAAAGCCTGTAAAGCCTGCTGTTGCAGATGTTCAGGATTATTGGACTACACCAGTCAATGAATACATCAAGGTAGTAGATGCTCCAGTAACGCTAGACAAAGCTCTAGATTTAGTGCAGGACATACTAGGCACAGGTGAGGCACAAGAAGCACCACAATGCAAGCATGGACACATGAGATGGCGTGAAGGTGAGAAGAACGGCAGAGCATGGGGCGGTTATCAGTGCAATCAAATGAACGCAGGTGGAATTAAATCTGATTGCCCACCAATCTGGTACAACATAGGCAGCGATGGTAAATGGCATCCACAGAAAGCAAAGGTGTAAAATGGGACATGTAGGAATTAAAATCAATGGTGAATGGCTTGACCTGATGTCAGCATTTATCGCTTGTCAGCTGTGCAATGAGCCAGTTCAGATCCGTGAGCTAGAAAATATCTCATCTGACTCAGTTAATGGCATTGTTATTTGGCAATGTGGTAAATGCACAGCAGTCAATGGCTAGTCAAGCAAGAAAGCACAGAGGTTTCCGTACAGAGCGTGTTGTAGCTGAGTACCTATCGACTCAATGGGCAGGCGCATGTGTGGGAAGGGGTAGTGGCAAGGATATTGTTAATGTGCCGTTCGATGTTGAAG